ATTGCTCCGCACTCAAATTGTTACGAAAGGGGGCGTGCTCAACTCGGATACGGTGGTATAGCCCTCGTTCCCACCTCCACCCGGTAAAGTCGGGTACAGGGTGGATTGCCCGACATGGACACCCAACAACTGCATAGCCTTCAATCCCTCACTGGCCTGTTTCACCAGAGCAGCCGATACCCGTCCTGAAAACTGCGGTGCGAGTTCAATAGCAAGATTAGCCACAACGCCACGTATCGCCCCGTCTGGGATAGTTGCAGCGTCAGACAGGCCGCAAGCCCTGCGGTACCCCAACTTGATGCCCTGCGCTTCCAGAGAGGCCATGTAATCGTTAAGCGCGTCCAACCCGTCCTGATACTCGTCGGGCTGCAATCCACCGTCTGAACCCTCTACCAGAATCGCCCGTAACGCCCTGCGGATAATGTCGCCGACTGTCGTAAGTCCAAAACAGGAGGAAGGCATCACAACAATAGGCGAAGGCACTACAGGTGCCGCAGTTGTGGAAATCCCAAACCCTGCGAACGGAGAGCCCGCGAAAGTAGTAGCGGCGAATGTCATAGCTCGGCCTTGGCTTCGTAGTAGTTGGCACCAGTGGGAATGAAAATAATATTTCCAGCGGCGACAGACAGCAGGCTTAGATAGCTCTCAATAGAGTTACCAGCGCCAGAGGCCAGAATCGTGCAGTTTGTCAGCGTGGCGCCAGTGGTGCTAAAGGTCACGGTTGGCGTTTTCGACATCACCACCGGATTGCGAAACCGAAGCTGAAAAGCTCGGCTCGCAGCATCGGCAGCACCGCCAATCTGCGTTAAAAACTCCTTGTGGTAATACCGCTGGCACGCAGCAAGGTCTACTGAGTAAGGCGGCGGGTAGCAGTCAGTGCGCACTGTGCCAGGCTCAAGCTTCCAACTCGTATGACTGGTTGTCTGCCCCGCTGTGCCGCCTGAGATGCGGAGCAATACCACTAAGCACTTGTTTGTAGCGCCCGGCGTGGTAAATGCTGCAATTTGTCTGTTTAGGCTGTAGCCAGAAGCGGGGTCTTGCGTCAGAGCCGTCCAGTTCTGAACAATCACCTCATTCGTGGTACTCATTGCCGTATCGCGGTATGCAACTTTCAACTCATAGGTGCGCGTCCAGTTGGCATCGTTTTTCAATCCCTGCCATTGATATACAACACCGGGAAATACTGGCTGCTGTTCACCCTGTTTGTTAAGTTCAACAGCCTTACCGATAGTCACAATCCCAGAAGCGCCGAAAGTACATTCCGCTGCGACTAGATTGAAAAATGGCAGCACGACACGAGCAACCGCAGTATCCGTTGACTCAACAAACCAATTATCTGCGAAGTACCCCGCGCTGCCAGCAGCACGAGTTGTAGCGTACTGCCAAACGTTGCACGAGGGATTCACGAAAAGGTTTTGATTCGGCCTGCCATTGTCGCGAGACAGAGAGCCGTCAGTGTTGATCAGCGCAGGCTGTATGCGCGTTCCGGCTTGTGATGCTTTGAGTGCGGCAATGGTCGTCGTGGTCGATTCTGCTACCGCTTCATCCACCGCCGCTGCAATCGGTGCGGCCATAGTGTCGGTAATTGCGGTGCGGCAGGTTTTCACCTTCGAGGTTGGGCCAACCAGAGCCTGCCGCGCCAATCCTTTGCCGATAGCCTCCAGGCCAGTACCGAGGAAGTGCACACCACCATCGGCAGGCATTTGCGTGTCACCACCGAATGGCAAAACCTGCACCCACTCGCCGGTCATGTAGTTAAGCGTGTCTTGACCATCCCAATCAGGCCATAAATCAGGCTGCAAAGGGGCATACAGGAACATCGTATAATTGGGGTCTGCCCAATCGGTAAGATACCGCTCCATGTTGGCAAACGCTTTGTCTGCCCAATAAGTCGGCGTGGTGCCATCAAGCGGAGTAGTGACAGAGGTATACGCCTCATACTCGCCCTGGTCGAAAATAAACGCATCAACCTTTGTAATGCCAGCAGTTGTTAGTTCGCTCGAGGCAAGCGCATCAGCGATTCTTGCATACAACTCTACATCTAGCGGCTGGCCTTCATCCCACTGTGTAATCGGCATGGCGTCTTTGGCAACTTGCACCATGTAAACGTCACACTGCAATGCCTCTTGCAGCACACACGCCATCGAGAATCCGATATTACCGTAGCCCTGCCCACGCATACCTGAGACAAGCTGGCCTGCGACATAACCGCTTGCCCTGTTAGGGTCTGCAAGCTGGAAGCTGTAGGTTGTCGGGCTTGCGACGTTTGGTGTAGTGAGGTCATACACCCCCTCATGTGTGGTCTGCCCTGCGAGCAAGTGGAAGCCAACCGCGTTACTCTGGCCGCTGATAACCAGAAAGATTGCACCGCGCAATTTGGCGCGCTGATAAAGCTCAGAGAAAGGCCCAAGTTTTGCAGTGTTGAGAATGATTGCCGCCCGCTCTGCCGGGGTCATTCGGACAAATGAGGCGCTATCAATAATGTTGTCTATGTTGAATTGATCTTCCCACCGCGCGGTAGAAATGATCTGCATTTCTTCACCAGTCCAATCAACAGCATTGTCACTATTGCTTGAGTGGTAGATGGTGCCGACTGTGATCTGTGTGCCTAGGGTCGCGTAGGTGCCAGAGAACACCATGTAATTAGCGCCACTGACCGCAGTAAAAATGCGCACATCGCCATTGCTAAGTACGTCTCGTATATCGCGGTAACCAAGCAGGGAATTGCTGAGAACAATAGGGCCGGTTCCGATAGTGACCGAAACGCCCGCAGTGAGATTGTCAAAAGCCATGTGGCAGCCCCTTATTTACGTTTTGGCTTGTCGGCCTTTGGTTTTTCTTTACCGACTTCAACCCATCCAAGAGATTCGGCATAGGCGCGGTTTGCTTCGTTATCTGCGACTTCCAGAGTGGATCCGGACGGACGTGTGTATATGATCGTTTTCATGCGCTTTTCCTAAAAAAATGGCGGGCCAGATTTCTCTGAACCCGCCAAGCCCTACAGGAGCCGGGATTAACCGAATGCCTGACCAGCAAAGAACGGGTTCATAACCCCGTAAGCAGGCCGGAAATCAATCCGCACTTTGTTGACGTTTTCAAGGAAGCCCACGCCACGAGACAATCGAAGCTGCAAGCCGTCTGCGGTTTTTGCCAGAGTGTCAGTGGAATACAGTTTTTCCAGAGGAACGCTGCCGACTGAAAACGCTTGCTTGTGCCAGAACAGGTTAGGCTGTATCAGCGTACTGGCAGCACCACCTAGCGTCACAATATCACCGGACACAGGGGCGCTATCTACAGTGTTGTAAGCGCCTGTCGCCTCGTAAATAGCAGGCCCAGTCACAACCAGTGTACCCTCACCAGACGCGCCGAGAGTGACACCGCTGGTTACAGTTCCGGTCCACAACACGCGAGCGCCAGTGTTATCGACTACAGGCTTTCGGGTGTTAAGGTTAAGGCGGTAGCGGCCCGCGATGGTGATAGTCTCACCGGCAGCAACAACCAAGTTGGCTTGGAATCCAGTAACAGCAAGTGATTGCGTCATGGTGTCTTTCGCCGCAAGGTAGGTCACTGTGGGGTTGGCCGACAATGTGCCAGCGCGATCCGCGCCCACGCCTGTGGTGTAGCTACCGAGCGCGGTAGACGTGAGTACGTTCATTCCAGCGAACATGCTGGTAATGCTTGCCGACTTGTTGGCTGAACCCACCTCAGGGTTTGTCCCCAAAGAGCGCTGAGTGCTGGATAGCGCAACCTGTGTGAACGGGTTCATGGCAAAAGACCATGAATCGTCCATCGGAACGCCAGTAGATTCCAGTGTCGCGCCAGCTCTGGCAACGTGATCCCACGTTGACACCGCTGTGCCTGGAGTGCCGGATCGAAGCGCTGTGTTTTTCAGCATGAAATTGGCAAAGTCAATTTCAAAGTCTGTCACAATGCGGCGCATCATGGGCAGATCAACCTGCTCATTTTTCTGGTACATTTTCAGCGCTTCGTCGGCTTCGCTGAAATCAACAAATACCGTGAAGTAGTCCTGAACAATACCAGACGCTTTACCGTAGATAATATCGCTCTTTGTCAGCGCCGAAACGTCACCCTTTGGTGTGCGAACCGACACATAATCCGTTGGGCGTTTGAAATCGACAATTTCGCCGCAATCGGCTTTTGAAAACTTACCGTCCAGCAGTTGAGTATTGACGTTTTTGGTGATCTTTCGGTTAGTCTCGAAAGCTTCAAGAATGACCGGCGCAAGTTTGCGCGTAAAGTTACTATCGTAGTTGTTAGCCATGAGAATTATCCTCTGTCGGCAATGGTTACAAAGTCAGTTTTTCCGGTGCTGTAAACGGATTTAAACCAGCGATGCCCGCCGAAGCGGTAAAACCAAAAGCCGGACGTTTCTCATGTCCGTGATCTGAGGATATGCACAGGGGTTAAAGTGTTGTCAATAGGGGATTGCGCATAAAAAGGGAGCCGAAGCCCCCAATGTCACAGTGTTACTGGTGTTATTCGTAGGTGGCTCCAGCAGGCCCACGCCTTCCCTCTGGCATTCCAGCCCCACCGGGAGAGTGGGCAGGGTCTGGCACCTTTTCAGGCGGCTTTTTCCGCGCTTTCGGCTTGATAATGGTTTCCAGATACACAGCGGCGTCTTCCGGTTCCATTCTCACCAGTTGGTCAAACTCCACCAGATTTTTAGCGAGGTAGGTAGTAATTTCAGGCCCACGGTCATCGCGCAATATACGACTTGATAGCCTGTCAGGGATACCGTATTGCACCAGTGCTGCGCCTGCCATTTTCAACTCATCGGCAGACACGCCAAGCGTTTCTGCTTTCTTGGTGTAGCTCTGCGCAACCTGTGTAATCTGCTCGTATTGCTTGCGCTGCTCCTCCTGCTCCTGGGATATACGTAACTGCTCGGCGTACTGCTGCTGTCCGTCCCATCGTGCGGCTGCGGCTATCTGTGCGTCACGCTGGCGCACCTTCTCTTGGAAGTTATCGTCATACGGGTCAGGTGGTGGCGGAATGTCGGGACGCACAGGTGACTCGTACTGCTGCAACTTCTGGCGCACTTCGTCCAACTCGCGCTGTCGTTCCTCAGCAAGCCGTTCAGCCTCACGCTGCTTTGCTACCTTTTTGCCGATAGTCTCGTTGAATACCGCTTGTTGTTCCGGGGTAAACTCAGGGACGGCTTTCTTTTCAGCCTTTGCGGGTTGCTCGGCTTCCTGCTCGGTTTCCGGCGACTCCTCGCCCTCTACCTCCTCTACTTCCGGCGCTTCCTGCTCTAACTCTTGTACGTCATCTACTTCGCTCATACTCACTCCATGCCGAGGAAACGCGCCCCGTTCGCTTGCCGATCAAAACCGGCTGATATTGCCTTGTGGTAATTGCGGCTGCCGCATGGCATCCGACATATTCTTGAGCGCCTGAGTCTCATAGACCGGGGCTTTGTTCTGTATCTCTATCCACTTGAGATCAAGCGCCTTGCGGTCTGTCTCGGCTTTGTAGGATTCAATCTGGTTGTTCTGGAACCCCTGCTCAATCTTCGCCTGTGTCTCCGCTTGCTTGGTTTGCGAATTCATTAGGTCAGACTGCGCCTTAGCCTGCTCTGCCATCGCAAGCACCATGTTCGGGTCTTGCTGCTGCTGTTGGCTTTGCTGCATTTGCTGTAGTTCGGCGTTTTCTTCGTCGGTCAATTCTTCCGGCAACAGAACACCACCGAGGAACAACTGGCGGCGCTTACGCTTGGCAACAATATCCATTCCCGGCGCGCTGATATTCTTCGCAATCACATCACCCGCAGTCTGTATAACAGAGGGGTCAACAGCGCCAAGCTGAACCATTGACGATACCGTGGCACCCTGTCGTGTTTTGAATGACGGGCCAGCTTCACACGTTACGTCATACTGCCCCTCGGACAGGTCGTTGAGCACAATCGTTCTGCCCGTTTGCTGGTCTAGCACTTCCTCGCCAAGTGTCTCCATCTCGAAGGAACCATCCTCAGCAAGAACGCGAACGATGCGGCCAGGCTTGTACACGCGCTTGATTGTATTGACCAGAATGCGCCCCGTTTGACGCTGCGCCACTTTGCGGGCTTCAATGTACTTGTTGCTGCCATCGTCGCCACGCTCTTGCAGGAGGTCGATAGCCTTGCCGGATTGCTCATAGCCCACCGACTGCCCCATGTTGGCCTGTGGCATTCCAGCACCCATGCTAATACCGCCTTGCATGGCTTCTGAGATTGTTCGCAGCCCTGCGTTAATCTGTGCGCCACCCATGTAGGTAGGCGGGATGCCTGCCTCCGCGTCGGCGTTGTAAATCTGTACAGGGTTGTTGTTGGTATTCAGGGTTTCCAGTGTTTCGGTATGGCCCTCTGCCTGCGCCGAAGTCATCCAGTATTTAGCACGAGGAGCAAACGCCCCTTCTTCAATCTCTCGACTCATCGAGTAGTTATACACGCGCTGCCAGTCCATCATGGTCTCGACAGCGCCTTTGTAGATCACTTTATCCTCTACATAATCGAAGTTCGCATAGCAGGGAACCAGTGGTATCCAGTTCTCGAATACCGTCTCCTGCGACTTACCCAGCCATCCGTTATTATCGAACACACGCATACAGACTTTGCGCAGTGGACGGGTTCGACGGTTGATTTCTGTAATACCTGCGGCGGCAAATTCATCAGCAAGCGCATTGAAGTCCTCGTTCTCCTCGTACACCTTGCCGTTGCTCATCTGCACCAGTACGCGTTTAACGGTCTTGAAGTAGTAGAACGTGCCTACCATGATTAAATCATTGCGGTTGGCGTATCTCAGAGAGGTTCGGTCATTGCCTACCGATGCAATGTCGCGGTCTTTCAACTCGTCGGCATAGTCGGATTCGTAATCATCTTTGTTCAGTCCGGCAAGCTTCCATGCATATGGAGCATCACTCGCGTCCTGCTCTGTGTGCGGCGCAAACCACACACGGTCTAGCCAGTTAGGGACTTTCTTGATAAGCAGGTCTTGGTCAAAGGAATCGCTGTCATTGTAAGCCTGAACCACTTCCCAGCCATCAACGCCACGAACGGCCATGCTGCGGCCAACCTGGGAGTACAACTCACCAGCATTCGATATGGCCTCGATATGCCGCACCACTCCGTCATACAGCTCCGCTGCCTCTTTGGATGCCTGCCCACCAGCCGGTAAAACCTTGATCGTGTAATCATTCTTAGCAATGGTCGTGGTGATCTGCTCAATCATTGGGTTGGTCAGGTCAAAAGTGTACTGTGGTCGCCCGCTACAAGCCTCTTTCCAGTTGTCCTCCCACTGCCCGCCACGCTCACTGATAAACCGGACTGCCTCCCGCGACATTTCACGGTTGTCGTGGTCAACATCTTGCGCTTTCTTGAGCTGCGCGAGCACCCATGAGTGATCGTCGTATTGTTTGTTAGTCGGCATCACAGCCCCCTGAAATTCAATTTAACCGTGACCGGCTTAACGTCTACAGGGCGCATCAGCATCATTACGCAATCGCCCATGTTTGGTGAGTCGATATCAAGCTTGAGCATTTCCGGCTTGCTCAGTATCTGGATGCGCCCGGAGTTGTTGTACTTGCGTGGGATGCGGCACAGTTCTGCCCGCAGTGCTGACAGCTCGGCAATGTTGGAGCAAAAAGAGATAAGGTCGTCAGGGTTTACAGCCTTCTCACCCTTAACCACAGCGAGATAGGTGCGGTACATTCTGTCACGCAGTAGCCAGTAATACTGCGCGCGCTTATTGGTGAATGTTTCCTTGTTGGTCTTGGAATCCTTCACCCCTACATCGGTGCGCTGGTATATCTGGTCAGGTTTGTCTGCCGCCTCTGAACCACGGAAAGCCTCAATATCAATCTTCTTACCCTTGAATGCGTCTGTGATCTGGCGCTTCAATCCCATACCCATGCCATCGGCGTCCCATGTGAACACGTCTGGCTTGCGCTCGATTGCGTAGGTCGTTGCCCAATCGGTTGCCTCATCAATGCGTCCGGCTTCTGTAGAGCGCACATCAAGAATCACTGAACCATGCCCATAGGCTACGGCTTTCGCGTCCCCTGTGTCGGCTGTGTCATACGCTACGCGCTCCTGCCCTAGCGCCTCGAAGCCAAGCGCAATGTGGGCATCAATACACGCATCAAACCATTCAGGCTTGATAATGGCGTTCTCTATCGTGTCCCGATAAGCACCCTCCCAAATATGGTCATACTCTGCGCGGTCAAGGTTTGCCAGGTCATCAAGTCTCTCTTGCTCAAGCTCAGGCGGGAACCACGGATTGTCTCGCCAGTTCAGCTCTACGACGATCATCAATTCATCTTCGTACCATCCCTGTTTTGACAGGGCAGGCTCGGCACGACTCAGGTATTTTTTAGCCACAGCATCCTTCGTGCTGCCACGGTTCATCGTTATCCAGATTTCAGGCGGCTGGTGCAGTTCGGTGACGTTATCAGCGGCGCTTGAGCGTATCGAAGGCGTGAGCACTCTCAGGGAGTTGCTTGATACTGACTCACCCTCCTCAATCCAGAGGTAGTTTACACCTGCCAGTGACTTGAGGCTGGTAATGTTTCGGGCCAAGCCCTTGTAGAACAACTCCCCGCCATTGATACCGCGTATCTCGGTAGCCATGACATTGAAGCGGTCATCAAGTCCCAGGCGCTCTATCTCAATCTTGAGGTTCTCATGTACAGAGTCATCAATAGAGTTTTGGAATTCCCTTGCACAGCAGACGCGGGAGCCGTGATCCGCAAACATGAGCATAATGTCGCCCACGCCAGTGCTCTTTTGGCTACCCCTTCCGCCCACCGCGATCTTGATACGCTTTGGCTTGCTTAATAGTCGCGCCAGTGGTGCTGATATCTCAAGCGGTATCTGCTCAGCCGTTGCCACGGTCTGCCACCTTGACAGGAGTCACTACCCATTGAGCCTGTACGCTTATGGGTTTGTCGCCCCCCTGGAGGGTATTCTCGGACTTGTCGGAGTAGTCATGCTTGGTGAGTGCGAGCTTGGTGATTGACGCGTTAAACTCGCCTGATAGCCCGCCTTGTAGAAGTTTTCGCTCCTGTGTGGCCATCAAATCACTAACGATGTCAGAAAACTCGCCCTTATCGTCCTGAGATGCCC